GGTGTTATTTTCTGGTGTGGGCCATATTCGTAATATCGGTGTAATCTGACGGTCTACAAAAAACTCGTTTGGTCTACCGGTTTGGCTTTTGTTTGGTATATCCAGGTAACTAGACCTGCTGACTCTTTGGATCTCAAAATCCGTACTGCTTCGGGTCACAACGGCAGACAATATATCAACGGTGCTGCGAACATCTGAAAAGTCTACCGCAGCAGACAGAGTTGTTGTCGCTGCACTGCTAGATCCGGTCAACGTTTCACCGGATGTAAAAGTTCCAGATGGGATCGTGATGGCAAAAGTCGTAGAGCTTGGCTTGCTTGTGATTTGCGCTGTAGCAGAGCTAGACCCGCCTGTAAGGGTTTCACCCACCGTAAACGATGTTGAGGCCCCCACAGTCATCGTGAGCGTTCCACATGGGTAATCTCGTATACCTTCAGCCAAAGTGATAGAGGTTTGCTCAATCGTCCATTGATTTAAACCCCTGTTTGCCCAATCTGCAAACAACAGGTTCATGGATCTTTTTGCGGTACGCACATCGTATCCGGTACGAAGCTCCATACCGCAACGCTCGAACGCCTCTTCGACGTATTCGGCTAGGTCTAATTCAAAGTTTCTGCTGCCAGAGGTTGTCATCATTCATCCTCTGTATCGTCGTTATACAGGTTATCGAAGATACGGTTTACATCTAACGTGTAATCTAAATCAGATTTGGAATAATGTATATGTGCAGACGGTTTGAAGTCCGGTGCGCCAGTGCCCATTTCAAACCAAGCAGGATGTGTGACCCGCACTCTATTATTGGGTAGGGCCACAACGTTACCTGTCCACTGACCCGCATCAAGTAATTGTAAAACATGGCTTTGTTTGTGTTGTGCGGGATCATCAGCAATCTCACTTTCTGCGTAATCGACTGTAAACAAATACTTAGCGGGGAAAAACTGCCCGTCGATTTTAGCCATCCACGGGCAAGGTGTGGCACGATCAATCACATATACGGCGTGGTGGTAAGAGCTACAATCCCAAGGTTGGGCATCATGCGTTGGCATAGGCTCCGGCCACTCTTCAAGCGGAATATCTGCACATAACGCTGTTATGGGCATACGCGCCCACATCGCTCCACCATGCACGGTGTCCTCCTCCTGCCCGTCAGCCTCAATACCGGTAAAAATTACTTGAAAACTCAAGCACCTACACGGCATCGTGGTAACAGCCACTGCCATTGCGTGTAAAAATTCACCGTGGTACTTCTCGTGATTGTGAGTGTACTCACGGCGAACCCAACATTTGAAATGAGGAATATTAGATTGTAGATACGGCACTAAATCTTGCCGCCGACCTTACCACCTTTCTTCGTCATTTTACCGCCCATCTTCATACCCTTGGGCTTCTTCTTCATTTTTTTCTTGTCGTCTTTTTCAGCCATTCCACCGTACTGCATTCCTGGTGGGATGTCCTTCTTGCCGCCCATAGCTCCGCCTTTGGACTTCATCTTCACGCCTTGACCGTTAGTCTTGCGCTTGACAGTGCTTTTTTTCTTAGCTGGGCTTTTTCTTTGTGATCCGCCCATACCGAGATTCACTCTACTAGCCATGTTTCACCTCAATAATATTTGGTTTGTTTTCTGCGGTTACCGAGAACAGCACCACACCCTCTTGCTATCTGGGAGCGAACCTCGCCCCCAGATCTCATCTTCGTAACTTTTGCTTTTGGCGTATTCGCTACGACTGTTTTGCCTTTTGCCCCCGCTCGTTTTTTCTTTCTAGCAGTCGCAGCCCTCTCTGATTTGGACAGGCTACGAGCTTTAGCTTCGGGTAGGCATCGGTCTGGGTTTTTCTTGTTTTCACTACTGCCACACTCTCCAACAATATTGCCTTGTGTGTCGATACGAACCCATTTTTGATCGAGCCATTTTTTTAGCTCACCCATTTATCTGCCCTTTCTACGTCCGCCTTTTGCCTTTTTGGCATAGTTTGGATCTTTGCAATATTTACTTGCGGCAAGGTTCGCATACGCTGAAGGGTATGTATCAAAAGTCCGTTTTGCCCAAGCTTTACCCTCTGGGCAAATCTTGCTGCCTTTGCTTTTTTTGGATGCACCACCGCCTTTGGCGTAGTAAGTCAATCCTTTAGGCATCGCACCTCTAGTCATTACCATGCGTCACAACTCCAATACCTTGCAGTGAATTTATCTTTTGCCTTCGCGGTGTCACAACCGTGACGAGCACGAAAGTTTTTGCGCCGACCCGGTTGGTTCTTTTTGATCGTCATGTCGGGATCACCGAACCGGACTATCTTCACATCGTTGCCTTTCTTGGCTAGGACCGCAGACTTTTTGTTCTTACCTGGTGTCCTTTTTGGCTGGTTATATCCAGAAAAAGTTTCACCCCGATACTGTAAACGACCAGATGGTAAGCGTTTTACGTCCTTGGTCGTTGCCATTAACTAAAGCCTTTCCTCATATACAAAATCACGGTGTAGGTGTCCGCTGAACTAGCACCTACTGTGGTAAACAAAACGTCCCCAGTTTTTCCGGTGCCTGCATTATTCGTCAAACCGCCAAAACTACTGTAATCGTGATCTCCACTCTGGTTTTCACCAAGCTCAATGATGAAAGCATCCGTGTCAGCATCAAACAAAAGCTGCACCTTCATACCGATACACTGCCACCAGATGCGGTCTATGGTGACACTTGTGCAAGTATCACCATCCGCACTTGTAGCTAGAGCAGAAACATCAACCTTTGTTACAGCCGATTCGCCTGTGCCATCAGATATGTTGGTCAGTTTCAGAACCGCAAATTTAGGACCATCGACTAATGTTTGTGTAGTTACTGCATCAGCCATACGTTACTCCTTTAGGACGCTGCGTCGAAACCGAGTATCTCGATCAAAAACCTGCCAGCCGTGTAAGTAGCATCGCCTGTTCCTTGGCTTACCAAGTACAAGAACTGGTCTGCCGCAATATCACCACCAGCAACCAAGCTGCCAGCAGATGCCGCACCCGCGTTGATGATCTGCGTTTCAGTAAGATCACCGATAGCCGTGTCATTCACGCCTGTACCCTCTGTAGCAGAGAACAGGTCAATGTCCGTGCTACCTCCAGCAGGAGTCTCCACACATTGCATTGTGACGCCAAAAACGGTGCCTTGGTTAGCAGCGGTTACTTGTCCGATGAAAGCAACACCATCGCCATCTTTACCAATGATATCACCAGCAGTACCACCATCTTTGAGACCCGTTAGGTCGATCATAATCGAGGTCTTTACGATGTTGACGTTTGTGCTTACGTCGCTCTTGAGACGATTTACTTGTGTGACATAAACCGCCGCAGTGCCTTCGATACCGGCACTCGCAGTTGCTTCGACAGCCATCTTATCACCAGAGGTGACAGTGATTGCGCCGGTCGTAGCATTTTTGGAAACCATTTGAAACCCATTTTCTGAACGAACTGGGCCGTTGAAAGTCGTTGTAGCCATATGTTTCTCCTGTCTTGGCTAGTGTCAGGCACGGGATGCGCCTGTCAGGATGTAAACAGAATAACAAAACAGTACAAAAAAGAAAGGGTGCCGAAGCACCCTTTCAAGCGTAAACGTACGTTTACTTATGCACCC